TGTCAATAGGTTAGAGAACCTTGAAGCTGCAATAGGTGGGATAGATGATACGGAAGATGCTCAGAAGATTATAGAAGAAAGATTCGTAGCTATAGAAACTTCTGTAACTTATTTAGAAAAACAAATAGACGGGATTGTTATACCGGATAACAGTAGTGATATTGTTTCTCTCAAGACTGACGTAGCTACACTTAAAGCTGATGTAGCTACATTAAAAGATGAAAACAAAAATCCTTTAGCTAACTAGCTATTGTATTCTACCGTTTAAATCTGCTTCTATTTTATTATGTATTGTGTCTAAGGCTGCACTGGCTGTACGCAGTGTAGTCTTTAAAGTATTAAACATAATAGGATTCAATCGTTCTTCTAGTTGATCAATGTCACTGACACTCCTTTCAGTGTACACCTTACCCTTTTGATTTATTATTAATTTATAGCTAATTAATGTAGCTTCATTCTTTTTCATTTTGCAATTCCGTAAAAGTTAAACTTCCGTGATTTCCTCTTAACCCTGCTTTCATATATGATGTTGCCTTACCTTCAAAAAAGTTTTGATGTTCGACACCTATCACCTCATCAATCCACTCCAACGGATTGTCTTTTTGTTTAAAGTTTGGTTTTAATCCCAACTGTAATAATCTTCTATCAGCTATGTATCTATTGTATGCATACATTTCATCTTTAGTAAGTCCTTCTAGATTACCCATTTCAAATACAAGATCAAGAAATTTATCTTCTAGTTCTACCATCTTTCTACAGATATCATATAGCTCTTTCTTTAATTCATCTGTCCATACCTCAGGGTTTTCTTTTATAAACTCCCTAAACAATCTAGTCATAGCTTCAACATGTAAGGACTCGTCACGTATAGAGTACGTAACAATCTGCCCCATGCCTTTCATTTTACCATATCTAGGAAAGTTTAACAAGATAGCAAAGCTACTAAATAACTGTAGTCCTTCTGTAAAAGCTGAGTAGACTGCAAGAGCTTTAGCAATCTCTGCTTTATTAGTACGAGTAGGTTTAAAGTTTAAAAGATATTCATGTTTGTTAGCCATCTCTTCGTACTCAGCAAATGCTTTGTATTCTTTGTCCGGCATGCCTATTGTTTCTAAGAGTTGACTGTACGCAACCTGATGTATTCCTTCCATGTTTGCAAAAGCTGACATCATCAACTGTGCTTCCGGTTTCCTGAACAATTTCATATACTTATGAGTATAAGCTGCACCTACATCTACATCAGATTGAGTAAACAATCTAAAGATTTGTTTAACTAAATTCTTTTCTTCGTCTGTTAAGTAGTTGTTCCAATCTTTTACATCTGTGTTGAGGGGTACATCATTAGGTATCCAATGCATCTGTTGTTGTAAATCCCAGTAATCAAACATCCACGGATGCTCGAATGGTTTAAAATAATTTTGTGTTCCTAGTAAGCTCATGTGTTATCCTTTTGTTCGGCATACTTTTCAAGTAGCCATTTGTTAAATTCTTTTTTATATTCTTTTTCTGTATAAGTTACAGAGTGTGCAGTTTTGTTTTCATCACAATGGTCTAACCATTTACGTCTACAAAACTGACTAAACAAATCATCCATATTAAAACTCCTTTAAAAGTAAATCGAGTTTCTCTTGAGCAGTAGCCATTTGTTCTAGTAGTGCATCCATTGATTCGATTATATGAGGGTGCTCAGCTACTCCAACACTTACAATAAAGTAAGTGTCTAGTTCTGTTTTTGCAATAGCTATTTCTGCTTCATATTTTTTTTGGAGGGCATCGAATCTACCCTCATACATGTTATCAAATTTATCTTCACTCATATTCTTATCCTTCACAGCTTATACATTCTGTGTCTTCTAAATTAATTCTTGGTATTCTTATGTTTACATTCTCAGCAGACTTAGCTGTATCTGATCTTAAGTAGTACAACGATTTTAAATTGTGCATTGCATACCAGTGCACGTCATTTAAGTATTGTAAAAATTCATCGTGTACTTCTTGAGGTTCTGTAGCTTTAGGTGGTACAAAGAAAAGATTTAAACTTTGACTTTGACAAATATATTCTTGTCGTATCTTTGCATGTTCTACTAAATGTAATTGATTTAATTCGTCTGCTGTTTTAAATATTTCTTTTTCTTCTTTATTAAATATTTTAATATTTTGTACTGAACCTCTTTCGTTTGAAATATCTTTCCATACTTTTTCTCTATCCTCTGCGTTGAGTCCTTTCTTTTTTAATAGCTTTTCTAAATACTTATTCTTGACTTTGTAGTTCCCTGATAAAGTCTTGTGCGTATATACGTTAGCACGATATGGTTCAATACTAGGGGAAGTGCCACCACATATAATACTAGAACTGGCATTAGGAGCAACAGCGAGAAGATGAGTGTTACGCTTATTGCTACCATGTATATCAGGAGCTTCACCACGTAGTTCAGCAAGGTGTTCAGTTGCTTTCTCAGCTTTGGATTTAATATTTGAAAAGATCGTATTGTTAATCCCAGTTTGTTGTAGACCATTAAAAGATAATCCTTTACTCTGGAGGTAGGAGTGGAATCCCATTGCACCCAATCCAATTGACCTTTCTCTGTATGCGGAGTACGCAGCTTTAACCAACCCTTCTTTACCTTCTTTAACATAATTTATAAACCTCTTATAATTTGCAGTGTAACCACCTAGCTTTTGTGTATGTACTATGTCTCTAATAAAATGTTCTAATACATTATCAAGCATAGTAACTAAATCTTTTATAAACTTTTCATCATCTTTCCATGCATCATAGTATTCTAAATTAACACTAGACAAACAACATACAGCAGTTCGTTCGTCATTAGTTGGTAATGTTATTTCTGAACACAGATTACTTTGTTTAATTTCTAATCCTAAATCTTGCTGTCCTTTTGGTAACGCTTCATTACACGTATCAATGTTAATAAGGTAAGGCTCACCGGTTTCTGCACGAGTCTCTAATAATCTCATCCATAATTCTCTTGCACTAAGAACTTTAGTAGGCTCATTAGTCTTAGGGTCTATAAGTCTCCACTCCTCATCATTCTTTACAGCTTCTAAAAATTCATTAGTTATATTGACTCCGTTGTGTAAGTTTAAATTCTTTCGATTGATATCTCCACCTGAAGATTTACGCATGTTAATAAACTCTTCGATCTCCGGATGAGATATATCTGAGTATGCTGCATAGCTTCCTCGTCTTGTAGTGCCTTGATTGAAGGCAAGCATCTGAGAGTCTACCACATGCATGAACGGGATTGATCCAGTAGAACGAGAACCGTTGCCAGTTGACACACCATCACTCCTAACGTCTCCCCAATATCCACCGATACCTCCACCTGAACTTGCGAGCCAAATGTTTTCATCATAGTGATTAGATAAACCATTCCTCGAATCAGGTACGTAATTGAGAAAGCAGCTAATAGGTAAGCCACGGGTTGTTCCCCCGTTACTAAGTATAGGAGTGCTAAACATAAACCAATGATCGGATGCATAATTATATAACCTCTGTGCTAAACTAAAATTTATATGTGTCCTATATGTAGCTCCAAAAATTGCAGCTCTTGCAAAAGCTTCTTGAGGACTTGTTTCTTCTTCCCAAAAATATCTGTCTTGTAATGTATCAATACTAAATTTATCTAGTTTCTTATCTTTACTGTAATCTATTTCTATTCCTAAATATTGCTTAATCATTTTTGTTATCATCCTGATTTAAATGTAAAGCTATCAATGCGTAATGTATAATCTTAAGTAAATCTGCATCAGACTTACCATTCTTCTTACCATACCTCATCGCATACTTCATGATGTTACCTATACAAAAACCTTCACCATGTCCTGCATCTATAATCATATCAGTTGCTTGATACTTAGAGTGAGCATAGTGTTGAGTGTATGTACTATCAATGTACTGCTGCACTCCTCGTATGTTTATGTTTTCATCAAATTTATATTCCATTCTATCTCCTTAATGTATAACAGCATTTACTGGTACACCATTTAATCTTTCATCAATTTTAATATTTAATAACTCTTCTAACTTTAATAAAATTTCTACGTCAATATCCTCAGCATTAGAACCTTGAAAGATTAATCCTCCTACTAAAAATAATAAGTCTTCTAATTTTAATTCGTCTAAATTAACTTCAGACATTGCTTGCTGTCAATTCATCTAGTGTTATATTATTATTTCTTTTTAATTTCTTTTCAACCCACTTGTGATTCATGAATGAATGATGGAGTGTGTATCCTTTATAATAATATTCTTGATCAGGTAATGCTCTGTCTAAACTTTGGGGTGTTACTTTGTCAGCATCTTCAGTCAATAAACTATTGATCCATTGTACCTGAAGTTGCTCTGCTTGTCTACGTATTAATTTACTTTTCTTGCCATTCATGGGTGATCTCCTGTACTCGTGGTTGAGCAATTACATCTGTGAAAAACACAGGACCTCTTGCATAATCAAAGATACGCAAGCCTTGTCCGTTATTAGATTCCGAATGACACTCTACTTTGTGAGGACACCATGTACATTCTTTTGGAAGTTTGAAGTTCCCCTGAGTACCATCTGCTATAGGTTGATAGCATAGCTCAGGGGGTTCGGGCTTTTTTAAAGTTGCCTTCAACCTTTTAATTTTAGACTTTATATCAGGTTTGTCAAGCTCATCCGGTCTAAATAACCAAAGTTCTCCAGTTTCTTTATTGATAGCTAAGAAACCTCCTTGATCTGTACCTTCTGCTTCTTCATACCCTGCAAGCTGTGCCATGTATCCAAAGCTATCATTCTCAGCAAGCGTACCATTCTTAAACTTATTGAATGCAAAACCTGATGTAGATTTAATATCAACTACTTCTCCATCTATCTTACAATCCATGTGTCCTTTGATACCACTCACGTTTACTTCTTTCTGTTGATCAGAAATATCATGACCGGATAATTTTACAAAGAAAACTACAAGAGCTTCAAGCAAATGACCATACAAAAATTTGATAAGCAATGTAGATTGAAAGTCTTTAGCTTTTATTCTTGAATGTTTGTTGTACCAAAGCTGACGAGCAGGCTTACCTATGTTAGACATACGTAAAGAATCTTTAGTCTTAGGTTGTTTCTTTGCCCAACCTCGGAGGGCATCTTTCATATCCTCACCAAACTCTTCTATAATTTGATCGGATAATTCTAACCCGTTACCTTTAGCTAACGGAGCAATAGCTTTGTAGATATCAGGTACTAAATTATTTAATTGTTTTTTCTTCATTAGGTATTCTCCCTTTTTTACCATGACGTGCCCATCTTAGTTTTCTTGTTGCCGGATTAAACAATAAAAAAGTTACATTCAATTGTTTTTGTTTTTCTGTTCTACTTATCTTACCTCTGTAGACAGGACTCTTAGTATCTTTGGTCATGGTTTTTACATCTACTAAAGTAGTGCAACCATCTTTCAGTGCAATCATATCTATTGGACCAGTACACCCTGAGTTTTGGAATACTTCGTAACCATTATCCCACAACCAAGTGACTGCATAATACTCTGCAAAGTCTCCTTTTCTTTTTATATTTAAGTTAATGTGTTTCACTCCAATTATCTCCTACTTTGTATTCACCGTCCATTGGACAACGAAGATTATAATATTCTCCTGCTTTAATAATACAGTCAACTGCTAACTCACCGACACTATCAGCTAAGTCTTGACGAACTTCCATCTGCCATTCGTCATGAATGTTAGCAACAAATCTAGCATCTAAAGTTTGTAATTTTATAAGACTTTGTAACATAAGTAAAGCTCTCTTCATAACTATAGCACCACCACCCTGTAGTAAACTGTTGAGTGCAGCATGTTCGTTACGAATAAATATCTTACGACCATCTAATCCTTTGAGGTATCCTCGCTTAGCTGCTTTAGATACTCGTTCTCTAAGAACTTTAAGTGATGGGTTATTATCGAGGAAGCGTTGCTTAAGTTCTGATCCAAGTTTTTTACCTCCTCCAACCACACTCCCAATTTTTGCATCTCCTGCTCCGTATATAAATGCATAGATGAATGTCTTTGCCTGATCTCTTGATTTAAGTCCTGCAGCTTTTTGATTAGCTGTGTGTATATCTCCTTCTGTAACCTCATTTGTATATTCCTTATCGTCCATATAGTGTGCAAGCATTCGTAATTCTAATCCACTTGCATCTATACCTACTAATTTGTAACCGTCACGTACTGTCCAACATGATCTGCATTCCTTACCATACTCACTACTAACGCTCGGAACTTGTGCAACATTAGGAGCACGATGAGACATACGACCAGTGATAGTACCATTAGGAATTACAAACCCATGAACTCGATTGTCTTCTTTAGTAGCTAGTATCCACGAGTCAATCTGAGCTATACGTTTTTGTAATAATAAAAACTCTGCTATTAATCTAGCTTCCGGTATCTTCTTGACTTTAGCCAGTGAAGATTCATCTACAATAGGCATACCAGTAGGGGTAAATCTATTAGGTTTCCAACCAAAATCTGTAAGGTATTCACCTATTTGTTTACGAGAACCTAGATTAAATGTCTGTAACTTCTGTCTTGTAAAAGGTAAGTAGTCACCTTCTGCTATCAGTTTATCATATTCATCAGATGTCAATCCAGACTTTGATAAAGTTCCGTCCTTCTTTAATTTTGGAAAGACTTTTTTGATGTCAACTAGTCTAGGTTTAAATACTTCTTGTACTTCTTTCTCTACTTTAAACATACGTTCTTTGAGTTGAGCTACTAACATCATGGCATACTCTTGATTGAATTCAAACCCAAAGTCTTCTTGATCTTTCAAGACTTCGGCAATGCCATGTTCTAAATTAATAGACTCTTCATCGAACTGTTCACCTTCTTGTAAGAGTTTGTTGTATACCTTTTCATTTAAGATTACATCCTTCTGACAATACTTAAGCATGTCCTGTGAAAACTGTTCCCAATCTTCAGGTTGCTCATCTTTAGGAAAACCTATAATGTAACCCCAAGTTTTTAAACTGTGTCCGTTCTCACGTACTGGGTTAAACAAACGAGACATTACCAATGTATCTTTAATGTGTAAGTTACTTAAGTCTACACCATATAACTTTTTAATAACAGGCAAATCAAATCCTAAGATGTTGTGCCCAATTAAAGAATCAGCCGACTGTAAGAATTCTATACCCTCTTTGATCTTGTTTGGACCAAAGGATACAACAGCTTCACCTAAAGGTTTAGCTACAATACACCAAATCTTATCGGGTTGTAACCCGTTAGCTTCTATATCGAATACTATTTCTTTCATACCTTCTCCTAAAATGGTAGATCGTCAAGCGTTACATCATCTGTAATCTCATTCATTCTACCAGTATCTGAATTATAAAGCAAGCTACAAGCTAATCCTGTATCACCGGTGTACCTAGATTTAAGTACACGAACTTTGGTTGTATTGGATTCTACTTCATCGTCTGCTTGTTGATTTCTTTCTAATGCAATCACACAATCTGATAGTTGTGATATGCCTTGTGAACCTTTAAGATGAGATAGAGATACTTCAATACCTTGCTCGTGTCCTTTCTCACCTGCTGCTCGTCTTAGATGTGATACTAAGAACATACCTACACCGGTCTCTTCAACTAAAGAACGTAATCTATTCATAAGATTATCAATACCTCTACGTTCATCAAATTCTGTAAGTTGATTGACTAACATATGTAAGTGATCTACTACGACCCATTGACATTCACAACCGACAATCATATACCTAAGCTTAGAAAAGATCTCATCAATATCTGTAGCTCCAAGATGAGCATGAATAAATACTTTATCTTTCTGAATAACTCTATCAAATAACTCGGTGAGTTGTTCGTCTGTGTACTTATTACGTTTCTCTTCAAGATACAAACGATCATTAGCTTCTATAGAAACTAAACCATCTGCAGTCTTGAGCCAGTTCTCTTCAAGGGCTATGATACCTACGTTATCTGATGTATGCTTTATTAAGTAATGAGAAAGCTCTCGTGTGATACTTGACTTACCAAGTCCTGTACCACCGGTCAATGTAACTAACTCTCCTTTACGCATACCGTACAGCTTTTTGTTAAGTCCTTCCCACGGATATGCAATGCTATCTTTCTGTTCTCTGTGTAACCATTTATCTTTAGCACTAGACAGTTCCATGATACCTGATGGGGTATATGTCTTGGCATCCCACCAAGCTTTTGTAAACTGTGCATACTGTCCTTGTTCAAGCATAGCATTAGCATCTTTAAACCCTTCGGGCAATGTAACTATCCTAGCTTTTCCCGGTTTTATAATACGAGCAACCTTACGTGCTGCTTCTCTACCATGTTTGTCATTGTCAAAACAAATGATAACATTATCAAATGATTCAACAAACTCTATGCTGTCTCTGATATCTCGTACTGCACCTTGAGCACCACGCTTTATAGAAACTGATGCCCACTTCTTATCAAAGATTTCATACACAGACATGGCATCACATTCACCTTCGGTAATAGTAAGGTACTTACCTCCTTTACCAAAGAGTTGCTCTCCAAATAAACCAGTACCTTCGTAACCACCTTCAACTGTAAAACCTTTTGTACTTACAGTCCGTGTCTTAGTAGAAACAATCTCATTACTATTATAGTAAGGATAGATATGCTTAGCTACTTTACCTTCGTTGTCATAAACTACACGCACAGCATATTTCTTTGCAACATTCTCACTAATCTTACGATCAGTTAAATCTCCAAAGACTCCTGTGTATGAGTTTAAAAATGTACTAGGCTCTTTGTGTGAAGCCATGTCTACAATGTTTCCATCAACTTCTTGTTGATAGTTTTTGTAATGATGTTGACAGCTAAAGCAGTAGCCTGAGCCATCCGTGTTAGTAGATACTGGGTCACTGCCACCGCATTTAGAACAGGGTAGTTTATGTTTATCCCAATTACTTTGATCCATTTATTCTCCTCATAAAAAAATGAGGGCAAGCCATGAGAACCTGCCCCCGATTTAAAAACAATACTAATATTACTTAGTATCTTCTTTGTCAGCACTGTCTTCTTCAACACTCTCACTGTCCGAAGTTACAGTTTCAACCATAGCTTCTTCATTCAAGTTGTCTTTGACAACATTACTGTACACTTGCCCAGACGTATCTAATATATTTCTTAATCTTCCGATAAAGACAATCATATCGACAGCCTGTTGTGCTTCATTTGATAACAATCCTGTATCATAGACTACGGTAGAACCATCGTCTTGTGCGATCGTTATAGGTGCACCCTGCAGTTGTGGGGTATCTACCATTAGAATTCCTCCCCGTCCAACAGCTCTGCACCATCTTCTGATCTGTACTCTACAAGATCAAGCACTTGGATAGCTTGTAAGTCTAGCCCTGCATAAGGACCATACTTATTCTCTCCTTCGTACTCGTTGAATTGTACTCTTACTTTAGAACCGTTACCAACTGAATAGTTAACTTCATTCTTCTCAGCATCTAACAATCTAGGTGCTGTACGAACCATTCCATTAGGTCCGTTAACTTTTCTTTTGATAACAATAGAAGGACCTTCGTCCATCTGTTTAATCTTGTGTCCTCTTGACGCAAAATCATTTGCGGTATCATCATCAACCACAAGGTTGACTGTGTACACCGGCTCGAATTTCGTATTAGGTGTTTTAATACTTGCCCAATACGCAGTTCCGTTTACTACTGCCATATCTTTTCTCCTTTATTATTTAACAGTATTATAAAAACCATAGCTAACTCTTTCGAGTTGGGGCTATGAGTCAGTTGCCCCATCACCTCAGATAACTGAATTAAGTAGCTCCTTGAGGAGGATGGAGTTTAGAGGGCTAATGCTACTTAATGACTCAAGGAAAGCCTTTAATATGAAGGTCATTATCTTGAGTAAGTGCATTATACCATCTTTACAAATCGTATGCAAGCATTTTTTCTAAAAAGTTTTGCATACCTGATTGTTCTTTTTGATCTACATACAAGTGATAACTATCAGACTTGGGCATGTAGATGATAGCATAACTATCTTTGTTCTCATACATTTCTTTCCCATTGTCTGTACAAAACATATCCCATTGTTTGAACTCGTCTCTTGTTAATCTATAAAATTCTTGTTGCATTTAATTCTCCAATACTTTAATGGATAACTTACAGTCTGCAATTGTACCGAAGCTATCTAATGAACTAACATATTTTATCATAGCAGATTTTAATTTGCTAGGTAATTTTTTATCAAATGTTACATTACTTATTTTGTTATTCAACACATCGTAAGTCATAATAAAATTATAGTCTCTATGTAAAGCTACGTTCTCAATAAACTTACCAAGATTCCCTTTTGATTTCGGACAACGAAATGTTACGGGAGCAGGGATGGTTGCTACATTAGGGACATGTAGTTTTGTTTCAGGGTCATATAGTCTTTCTATATCTGCTGTAATTTTTACAACTGGTTCTTCTTTCTTTTCAATGTACACAGGCTCATGCTTGTGCTTCTCTATACCAGTAGCTACGTCTTTGATATTATCCATCATGACATACTGCATGTGTTCGAAGTCTATTGTGGTGTCAGCTACATAGTCTTCTAAACTATTAACTTTACTTTGGGTGTAACTTATTCTTTCATCTAGTAAAATCAAAGCAGTATCTAATCTGTCTTGATCTTGTACTCTGATAAAAATATTTGTTCCAACCACTAATGTTAATAGTGTTATCAATGTTATTACAATTTTCATTGTCTTCTCCTTATTTTTTTTAGTTTAGTTCTCCATCTACTTTTTTTGTAGACTGCCATTGTACCATCAGCATATCTAACTTCAAGCACTCCATGATTTGCATGTAGAGAGGTGATTCTATTTTGTTCTACCTGCTCAGCATACATCTTATGTACGTCATACTCTGTCATT